AAACATTGGTGCCGCATCGACCCTTGGCTCAAAGCCTACGAGAAAATGTGCGACGAAGTTATTGAAGCTCCTAACCCCATGAACACCGAGGACTAAACCATGTCACCCACCGCTCACATACAATTCTCTGACAAGCTTGTCAGCTATGAAACATTCATGAATGACCTCTCTGCGAGAGTCGTTCGGATGTTGAAGAGTGATGCAAACGACCCGGAATATGTAACACAGCGCGCGGCTTATACAATCTTCGGACGTAAGAATGTTGACCGATGGAGACGCACAGGCAAAATCATGCCAAGCAAAGGACCCGGCAAAATGGCATACCGCATGGCAGACTTGCGACTCCTGCAACGTACAGAACAAGACTATCTAATCAAATAAATCATTATCACATGAACTACGCAATCTACAAAACCGATGATGGCAAGCACGAGCGAGTGATACACCGCTTCACCCAAGAGGCTTGCGACCACCATGCGAAACGTGCTGCCATGGCAAAACTTCAAGAGATGTGGCTGCGCATCGTGGGACATCCCGACATCTACCGCAACGCCAAAGGCTCTGAGTCTGAGTTCTCCTATGACCACTACTCACTGCCGGAGAAGTCCGAGAGAATAAGGTTCTTCATCGCAAAATTATAACGGCTCAGCCCTTTGGTGTAATGGTAGCACGCAAGATTTTGGTTCTTGCAGAGCAGGTTCGAAACCTGCAAGGGTTACAAGTAGCGGAGCTGCTACATGATTGATACCTCCGGAGGCTGCATTGTCAGCCATGAGGTGCAGCCTCCTTTCTCAATCATGACTCTCCCAATAAGTTTAACAATTTAATAATTATCAATCATGGGTAACCTCCAACTGACGGTTGAAGAAATCAACCAACTCAAGCCGCTCGACATCGTTGAGCATCCAATCGTGCGTGAACGATTCACGCAAGTCTATGAAACCCTTTGGGGTAATGGTGAAGCCGCTTACCAACGCGAAAGCATTCACTTCAACAACCTCCTTCGCGACAAGGAGAATGGCAAGCTTCAGAAAGCTACACCCTTCTCGATCTTCACATCTTTCATCGACTTGGCCGTCTGTGGTCTGAGCCTCGAACCCGGCACACGTGCCTTGGCTTACCTTATGGGCCGCAACGTCAACGTTGGCACACGTGACAAAGCCGTGTGGGAAGGTCGCTGCGTTCTCACCATCTCCGCCTATGGCGAATTGGTAATGCGTAGCCGTGCCGGTCAGATACGCCATGCCGACAACCCGATACTTGTCTATGACAACGACGAGTTCTCTTTCCGTGACGTGGATGGCCACAAAACAGTGTCCTACACCTGCAACCTCCCTCACACCGGCCACAACATCGTCGCTTGCTATCTGCGCATCACACGTGCCGACGGCTCTATCGACTACTCGGTGATGTATCCCGAAGATTGGTGCCGTCTTGCCGGCTATTCTCAGAAACAAAACAAAGGACGTGCCAATGAGCTTTATGGCATGGACGGCAACGGCATCGTTCACATTGACCCGGGCTTCTTGATGGCCAAGTGTATCAAGCACGCTTTCAAGAGCTACCCGAAAGTCCGCATCGGTCGCGGCACCGAACTCCAATCACAACAGGTAGATGAGCCTCAACTTTCCGATGAGGATATTTACGGAGTTGACATGGAGACCGGAGAAGTCTTTGACAAGCAGCAACCTCAACCACAACCTCAACCTTTTGGCAACAACGAGCCTCCACAAGGTGTAACTGTTGACACTGATGAAGAGGAAGGATTCTAAAATTAAGCCGTGCAGTGGGTGTCCGCTCGTGCGTAACACCATAAACGGACACTACTGCACACGACTTCGTATCATAACAGAATATTACAACTCAAAACCGTGTAACCCCAAATAACAAATCAATCATGGCAGACAACGCATTAACAATCTTCGAGCCGAAAAACGTGCAAACACTTGCAGAACTCGGCCCACAGTCCTACAAGGACAACCAACTTAGTCACTTCCGCTGCCTCGAAGCAGGCAAGCAGCTCCTTGAACGTGTACAGCATGAGGGGATGTCAGACGCTCTCGACATGGATATTGCCAAATTCATCGAGAAGGCTAAAGTCACCCTCAAAAAAATGAATGGCAAGCGCACACCTGTAACACAGCTGTTCGACCAAATTCGCAAAGCCTACACCTCCATGGAGAACGAAGTGGACGTAACAAAAGCATCGTCTATCCCCAACCAACTCCAGGCTATCCGCAATGACTATGCCAAAAAGAAACATGAGGAGGAGGAACGCAGACGTCGCGAAGAGGCTGCGCGCATGGCAAAGGAAAACGCTAAGAACCGCTACCGTGCCGACGTTGAGGACGATTATGTTACTCAGTTCAATGGCCTCGTCAACAAGAGTGTCAATGAGCTTACCGACATGGATAAGCAAATCACTCTCGACAACTACGAAATCATCTTCGATGGCATTAAGAACTTCAACTGCGAACTTCCCGACGGTTGGTGTCAGTCGGTAATCAGTGGCGCTCACCGTCCTGCCGAACTCACCCCCGACGAATGCCGTGCTATCCAAGCCAATGTAATGGCCTGTCTCGTCAAACGCTTCTCTGAGCAATATCCTTTCGAGGTGCAAAGCACACGCGACGATATTCTTGACCGCATGCCGTCTAAGAAGATAGAGCTGCAACGCATCGCCAAAGCATCAGCCGAGGAAGCTGCACGACTCAAAGCCGAAATGGAAGCTAAAGAACGTGCTGAGGCTGCTCGCAAGGAGCAAGAACGCCTCGAGAAGGAGAAGCAGGAAGCGGAAGCAGCCAAACTCGCTGCACAGAAACAAGAAATGGATGGTCTCTTTGGTATGCCTGTTGCTACTCCTGCCGGCTATCAACCTAAGACACAAGTCAAGAAAAAGGTTGTTGTGCAATCTCCCGAAGATATTATGGCAATCGTGGCCTTTTGGTGGTCACAAGAGGGCTGCGGCAAAACCGTTGAGGAACTCTCTAAGGAGTTCAAAAAACAAATCACCTTTGCCAACGCTGCTGCCAACTCCAAAGACAATCCTATGTTCATCGCCAATGTCCGTTACGAGGATGAGGTAAAAGCTAAATAACATGAGCCACAATCCGGATACATATTACAGCCGTTCAGAGGTCAGCAACTCTGACCTCACGGCTTTGAAAAATCTCCTTCACCCGGTGCCTATGCCTCCGGGCGTCAAGGAGAGGGCGTTCCGCTTCGGCACGCTCGTCGATGCCATCATCACTGAGCCGGATAGGGTGAATTATTATCAGCTCACTGTCGACGATGAGCAATACACTGACGATGAGTTTCGCCATGCAAAGGAGATGTACCGCTCCCTGCGCATGACTGCGAGACATGATCAATTCCTTGCAAAGGTCTTGGACCAAGCCGAAACACAACGCTTCATGGTCAACAAAGCACAAGAGTTTGAGTATGGTAGCTTTCCTTTTACCCTCGACACTCGCTGCAAATGGGATTGGTGGCTCCCTCGTTTCAACTTCGGTGGTGACCTCAAAACATGTGCTGCTGCTACACAGAAAGAGTTCGATGATGCAATCGACTTCTTTGATTGGGACCGCTCGCGCGCATGGTACATGGACATCGCACATTCCGACTGTGATTTCATTTATGCTATCAGCAAAAAGAATTGCAACGTCTTTACTACTCGCATTCGTCGCGATGACCCGGTTTATCTCCGTGGTCGTGATAAGTATCTTGAATTAGCATTCCAATATTGGTGCCTCGCATTATGAAAGAATTGAAACATAATCTTAGAGTGGAGCCTTACGAATATCAAAAGGAAGGCATCCTGTTCGGACTTGACCGGCACCGCATTTTGATTGGTGATGAGCCTGGCCTTGGCAAGACCTTGCAGTCTATCGGCATTGTCGATACTGCTAAAGCATACCCTTGCCTCGTTATCTGTCCATCGTCTCTCAAAATAAATTGGCAACGTGAGTTTGAGAAGTTCACCAACCGCAAAGCGCTCGTGCTTGACAACTCCACTCGCACATCGTGGCCTTACCTGCTCGGCATGGGAATGTTCAACGTGGCTATCGTCAACTATGAGAGCCTAAAGTAGTTCTTTGTGTGGGACATCAAAGGTGGCAAATCATTCATGCTTAAAGACGTTGTTTTCAACCGTGATATAAACATCTTCAAGTCTGTAATCATGGATGAGTCTCACCGTCTGAAGGACCCCACGGCACAACAAACCATGTTCACACGTGGCATTGTTGAGGGTAAGGAGTGGCGCATACTGCTGTCGGGCACACCGGTAGTCAACCATGCACAAGACCTCGTGGCACAACTCGCCATAATGGGACGGCTGCTCTCTGACTTCGGTGGCCGTGGCAAGTTCCTTTCCGACTATGGCGAGAACGAAAACCTCTCTGAACTCTCCGACAAATTGTATTCATCGTGCATGATACGTCGTGAGAAGTGCAAGGTGCTCACTCAGCTCCCCGACAAACAACGTACCGACCTACATGTGGAAATATCCAACCGTGAAGAGTATGATGTTGCAGCCACTGACCTCGCTGCTTACCTGCGTGAATACATTGGCTGCACCGATCGTGAAATTCGTCGCAAGATGCGCATGAAAGCTCTCGTCGAATTTATGACCCTTCGCTCGCTTGCCTCCAAAGGTAAAGTGAAACAGGCTACTGACTTTATACGAAACTTCTTGGCAAATGGCAAACCGCTGATTGTGTTCTGCTCTCTCAAAGAGATTGTCAAGGAGCTACAAAAAGAGTTCCCCGATGCCGTCCGTGTTACAGGTAGTGACAGCATGCAAGACAAACAGGCTGCTGTCGATGCCTTTCAGTCCGGACAGGCTCAGCTGATAATATGCTCCATCAAAGCTGCCGGTGTGGGCTTGACGCTCACAGCATCTTCTAACGTGGCGTTTGTGGAGTTCCCCTGGACTTATGCCGATTGCTGCCAATGTGAAGACCGTGCTCACCGCATTGGGCAAAAGGATAATGTCAACTGCTACTATCTTATCGGACGCAACACCATTGACCCGGTGCTCTATCGCATAATTCATAAAAAGCGGAGCATCGCCAATCAAATAATGGCCTCTGATGATGATATACCTACCGATGAGATGTATTTCGACGAACTTGTAAATTCATTCCTCAACAATGATGGTGTATGAAGTCAATCTCAAACTCAGATTTCTCTCTTCTGATAGAGAAGTTGCCTATCCTGCTCCAATGTGCAAGAGACAACATTGGAACAGACGATCTAAAGGCAATAAACGCTCACAGGCTTCTGACGCTACTACTAAGAAAACTTTCAAAACAACAACCATTAAACAAAAAACAAAATGACAAGAAAAGAAATCGCAGCTGCTCTATGTGAGCGCATTCCCGAACTCTCAAAATCTGTTGCCCTCCGTGCTGTCGATGGCTTCACCGACATTCTTACCGACTCTTTCGTCAAAGGTGAGGGCGTTTACCTCCGTGGCTTCGGCACCTTCGAACCTAAGACCACCAAGGAAAAGAAAGCTCGCAACATCAGCAACGGCACAACAATCGTTGTCCCTGCTTCTCGCACCGTGAAATTCCGCATCTACAAACAACTCAAAAACCGTCTCAACAATGGCACAGTGGATTGAAGTAAAAGTCCGTTCCGAGAAAATGACGGAAACCGGCAAGACTGTAAAAGTAACTGACCCTTACCTCGTCGATGCTCTCTCTTGTACCGAGGCTGAGGCTCGTGTTATCGAAGAGATTACACCCTCTATCAGCGGTGAGTTCAACGTTCTCAACGTCGGCAAGACCAAAATCTCCGAAATCTTTTGGGCTGCACTTGGTGCCGATAAGTACTACAAAGTCAAAGTAAACTTCATCACCATTGATGAGAAAACAGCACAAGAGAAGCGTGCAGCGTCTTACATACTCGTACAGGCGGACAACTTCGACGCTGCTCTCGCTCGTTTCCATGAAGGTATGAAAGGCACTATGGCTGACTATGAGGTTGAGCAAATCTCCGAGACTAAGATTGTTGACGTGTTCAAATACAAGATTGGTAAATCGAATGACGATTGAAGAATATAAGGCAATGCTCGCTGCACCGGCTAAGAAGAGTAAGTACGGTGCGCAGAAGTCCGGAGGCTACGACTCCAAAAAGGAACACCGACGTGCCGACGCTCTAAAGCTGATGCAGCGTGCCGGCCTTATATCTAATCTTCGTGAACAGGTGAAATTCGTGCTTATTCCCACACAACGCGATGCCGACGGCAATCTATTAGAAAAAGAATGCTCCTATCGAGCGGACTTCGTCTATGACAAGGATGGAAAAACTATTGTCGAAGATACCAAAGGGATGCGAACTCCGGAGTATATCATCAAGCGAAAGCTGATGCTGCACGTGCACGGAATTGTCATCAACGAGATTTAAGAACCACCTATTATCAACGAGATTAACCCAATACCAATCATTATCACATCATGGCACGAATTGCTAAGTCGGGGCTTGAATATTTCCCCTTCGACATAGACTTTTTCCAAGATATTCGCATACGCAAGCTAATCAAGCGTCAAAGTGGCAAGGCTGTCACGGTATATGCTCTCCTGCTCTGTCTTATCTACAAGAATGGGTACTACATGCAGTGGGACGATGAGTTGCCTTTCATCTGCTCGGAACTTTCGGGCTTTGAGGAGGCGTATATATCGGAGGTCATTAATACCTGCTTGGCGTTGGGGTTGTTTAATAAAGATATGTTCGACACTGAACACGTGCTAACATCGAAAGGCATTCAGCAGCGCTACTGCAATATTCAACGCCTCAACAAACGCATGAGCCGTATTGACCAATTCTCGCTTATAACAACCGAACGCAAGACCACAGCTCCCACACAAAAGCCTCAGCCGGCAAAGTCACAACCTAAGCCACAACAGCCGAAACCGAGTGTTACACCTCAACCGGAGGTGCTTCCACGTCCGGAGGCTCCTGTCAACAACGACAACAAAAAGTGGCTCAAAGAGTTCTTTGCCGACGGACAACAGGAAAACCTAAAGTTGCTCTGTAAAAACTTCGG